TTCGGACTGCGGGCCAGATCCGATGATGTCGACCAACTCCGCACCGGTCAGGGCGGTCAGGAGGATGGTTCCGGGTGCGGAGGGCGAGGCCATTTTCTCTTCCTTAGATTGCCGAGGCGATGGCCAGCGAGACGGCGGCACCGCCCGTGGTCGAAAGCCTCGTGTTGATGGTCACGCCCGATATGCTGGAATAGGAGGTGCAATTCCAGCGATAGAGAACACCCTTTTCCGGGTCACCCGCCGTGAAGCTCACGGGCGTGCCGGCGCTGTACTGCGCCAGGAGGCCGGAACCACCGACGTTGCAGACGATCCATGTCGAACCGCCATCGAACGAGCGCTCCAACTGGATCGAGCCGGTATAGACGATGCCGGCACCCGTGATCGCGGCGGCGTTATCCACACCCGTCGTCACCGCCTGATTGGTGAGCGCGAACGTGAACGTGCTGCGCTGATCATCCAGAACGGGCGCTGAGGTTGGAACGTTAGAGATCTGCACCGTTCCCGACGTGCCGGCGAAGCCGCTGGCCGGAACTGGCGGCAGCGCTGGCGTCATGATCGCCGTCACCGTGGTATTGGCCGGAATGCCGGGACCCGTCACGGTCGCCCCAAGCAGGCCGGCGGTCGAGTGCAGACGGCGAATGAAAGCTTCCGAGGTGTTGGTCTGACCGCGCAGCGTCACGGACGGAAAGGCGAGCGTACCTGCAGCTCCGGCGAACGTGGCCCATGTCGTGCCGGGCGGCACATTCACGCTGTTGATCGAGGCGCCGGCCGCAACCGCGCCACCAGCCACGACAGAGGCGGCGCCGGAGCCGTTCGTCGTGGTGAGGGCTGAGTTATAACTGGCGTAGATGACGGCGTTGAACGGCCCCTGTAGCGCGAACGGCACGCCCGGCCCGACAGCCGCGAAGACCTGCGAAATGACCGCATTCGCCTGGTCGCGGGCCGGCGGGTCGCCGATGCCTGAAACGCCGAGAGGAGCCGGAATGCCCATTACGCCGAGCGCTCCTTATCGGAGTTGTGATCATAGAGGACGCGCCCGCTCACGGTGCGCGGCTTCCTCGGCTCAGCGACGTTCATGCCGCGATACGAGACCGGCACGATCTTCGGCTGCGGGCGAGATGCATTGAATGACCACCAGACGACGTGCGCGGCCAACGTCACGGGCGCCATCGAATGGTTCGGGACGCCTCGGTATTTGATGACAGTCGGCACTGCCTTATGGGCCGGACCCCACGTGGTCGGATTGAACACGGTGGGACCATTCGGCGATGGCAGGTAGCACTTCCCCGTCAATCGATACTGCGCATACCGGCCCAAGACGGCAACCGCCACCTTGAGCCGAAGTTCGCGAAGGTGCGATGCCATCTTCATCGTCACACCGTCTGGCGCGCGGGCGCCGCAACCGTGCCGAGCACGCGCCGCTCGACATAGCGGCCACCCTCGTTCTGGTGCGCGATCTTGACCTCGCCGCCGTTCACCACGGCAGCATCGTCGACCTCGTCGAACGTGCCGTGCACGCCAGGAACGGCCGGACGCTGGCGACCACGGAACACGGTAAGCCCCTTCGGCGTCACTGCCATCGGTGCGTCCTCGACCACCTTTGGCGCGCCGCCGGTCGATCCGAGATAGGCCGAATAGATCCGCGCCGCCACATCGTTGACTGGCTGCATCGCATCGTTCGGAACGCCGTCCCAATCGATCTCGGTGCGGTTCTGTGCCTTGTCGCGGCCGATCCAGATCGGATCGATGACCTGATCGCTGAAGTAGACCTTGTTCGTCAGGCTGTAGCGCGGCTTGATGCCGGTGGCGCGCGCTTCAAGGATCAGGCGGACCATCTCCTTGCGCTCGTCGACCTGCTTCTTCATCACATCCGGCGAGACGCGCTTGCGGCCCGTTCCCTGGTCCGTCAGCGTGGCAATCGCCATGGCAAGCGATTCCATCCAAGATGCGGGATCGCCGGCTCCAGCGGACTCAATACGCGGTGCTGAAGCCGGCCCCCCACGATTCGGCGCAAGCTCGGTCAAAACCTGCGCCTTCATCATTGCCATCTGCTCGGCCACGGCTGCCTGCACGGCGGCCATGAACTCCGGGCTGCTCGTCGTCGGGATCGCCTTTTCGGCGGCTGTCTCGTTCATCGGTCGCCTTCCAGGACTGCGGTGATAGTGGCCCTTTGGCATGGTCAGGCCACGGTGAAGTTTTTCGCTGCGTAGCGATTGGCCTGGTCATCCCGCACGAAGGTGACGAGCGCGAAGTTGATCGTGCCGGCCGTGAAGTTCGTTGCCGCTGCCGGCGAGAACAGCAGGCGAAGATAGCGGGGACGAAGACCAGCCGGGAACACCGGAAGCCAGGGGAAGCGGGCGATCGTCTGATTGGCCGTCAGGTTTGCGGCGGCGATCGGGCCGGTCTCCACGATCGTGTTCCACGTGCCGGGCAGATAGCCTCCGCCGGAGCCGCTGTCGATCGCGGCCTGCAACGCCACGTTCAGCGTGGCCGAGTTGCCCGTGGTCGCCGCCGTGCCGATCGTCACTTCGAGCTCGGGCCGGTTGGTGCCGATACCCATGTCCGTGCCGAACACGGCGACGTTGCCGATGATCAGGTTGCTTGGCGCGGTGCCGACACCCTGCCCGAGCATGTCGATGACATTGGTGGAGGGGATGGCGATACCCGCGCCGCCGACGAGCGACAGGGGAGCGCCAAGCGGGACGAAAGAGAGTTGACTGTCCAAACGCATAACACGATGCTCCTTTCACGCGCCCGATCAGGACACCGTGGTTTCTGTATTCAAAAGCTGGTCGACGATCTTGATCGGGATACCCCGATAGCCATCAACCGGGCGTCCCGCGTAGTCGTCCAGCCGCAGCAGCACCTGCCGATCGCGCATAGCCTGCACGTCCATCCAGTGCCGCGTGGTGCGGTTGCAGTAGAACACGGGGCGGATGCCGGGGGACGGATCGTTCGGCGCATCGGTCTTGGTGATGCCGGAGGTGTTCTTGCCCAGCGTCGGCGGCAGGAACATCATCTGCGCCATGAGGGCGAAGAGATCCGGTGCGTTCGGGCCGGCGAGACCGGCGTTGGTCGTGTCGAGATTGGCGAGGCGCGCCGCATAGCGCCAGTCCTGCGGGCAGAGGCCCATCTGATGGCGGAACCAGCTCGTGTAGGCCTCGAAACGGTTGCCGAGGGCGTCGAAGCCCGGAACCGTGTCGCCCTTGTCTTCCATGGTCAGGCCGGCCTTGGAATTGCGCGGGTAGAGACCGAAGATGGTGCGCTCGCCCCAGCACACCAGCCACAGCGAGGTGTTGCTTGATCCGGAACCGCCGCCGGAGATGACGTTCTGCGCGTTCTGCGCCGTCGCCTGGGTCAACGTATTGTAGAACGGGGAGAGCCCCATATACTCGGCCGGGGTCGCCGCGGTATTGCCGTAGAAGAGCGTCTGAACCATGGTCTGGCTCATGCCTTCCAAGAAGGCGACGTCCTCGTTTTCGCGGAACTGCTCGATGTCGCCGCTGTCTTCGGCGAGCATGCGGTCGATCTGCGAATAGTCTTCCAGCGAGCCGAGGCCGACGCGGGCCTTGGCGGTCGTGCTCTTCGAATAGGGCACGCCCATGTTGTACTGGCGCCAGGCGCCGGCCGGGATGGAGGTGCGGAACACGAACTCGTGGCCGCCGATCTCGTTGGCCTCGATCATCGGGAGATCATCCCAGACGTCGTTGGCCTGCGAGAGCTGCTCCGCGATATAGACCTGCTTCTGAGCGCCGTTGATACGGCTGGTGAGGTCGGCAATGCTGGGCCAGGCGCCTGTCGCCATCAGTTCAACTCCTTACTGTGGCCCACGCAGGCCGTGCTACGCAACTCTACTCTCATCCCCGCCCCCCAGGCGTTGAGCGGGGATTGTCGTACATCGCGTCCCGGAAGCGGCCACGCGGGCGGCCCGAATCGGGAGCGGGTTTTGGATTGGATGGGATGCTGTCGCTTTGCGGCTCGTCGATATATCGAGCTAGGCGATGCATGGCGCGCAGAAAAGCCGGGTTATCGCCGGCACCGGTCGTGCGCAAAAAGGCTTCGAAGGAAGCGCGCTCGGCTTCTGGCACGGCGACATCGCGGACGCGGGCAATGGCGGCCATGGCGGTCTGATGGCCGGCGCCGCCGAGTTGCTCATCGGCTAGCACTTCCTTGCGCCACGTGTCTCGGGTTTCGTTCCAGACCCGGCGCTGCTCGTTCTGCAGGTGCTCGGAATAGTCGGTCATTGCCTTGGCGTGCAGGTCCAAGAGCTTTTGGCCGGCTTCTGGGGCAACACGATGCGAGCCGAGCAGGTTGCGATATTCGTCCAGCGACTTGCCGTCATCCTTCAGGACTTCGGGCAGCGCGAATTCGTAGGTGATGGGCTCTGGGGCTTGTGCCTGGGCCGGCGGTGTTTCGGTCTTTGCCGGCTCGGCAGGCTTGGCCTCGACCTTCGCGGCCTCTGGCGCGGCGGGTTTTGGCTCTTCCGGCTTTGCATCGCCAGGAAGCGGGCGATCGGTGGTCGCGCCTTCCAGAAGCGTCGGGGTATCGGCGGGATGGGGCTCGGACGGGGACGCGGCAGGAACGGCAGCAACTTCCGGAGCGGGTGCCGGAGTTGGTTGGACTTCGGATACTGACGGGGCGGTCGTTACCGCGCCCGGAATTTCAGTCTCGGCCATTACTTGTCCTGCCTCTTCCGTGCTGCAAGCCGACCCGCAAAGCGCGGATCGTTCTCGTCCTGCATCAGGAAGACACCTTCACGGTTGTTCAAACCCCAGCTCTGATACAAACGCTGACCGAACGCTTGTTCTCCGAACCTATACCACGTCGCTTCTGATTGTGGAAATCCATTTGGGCCACAAGCGAACTCTGGTTGAAAGGTATGTGCTTCGGCCAGGATCTTCCACATTTCCCGGCGGCCGACCTTGGTGCTGAACACGTATTCCCAAAATTCGCGAGCCTCGCGCTCAGCCAGGGCCTGCTTTGAAAGACGGCGGCGCAACTGCTTGGCGTTGGCCGCATTCGGAAGCTGCTCCTCGATCGGGAGGTCCGAATCGGGCTGATCGACGTCGTCTTCGTCGTCACCGCTCACTGCATCGTCTCCGGCACGATCAGCCCGCTTCCGGTCTTGCGCCAGCCAAGAGGCTTCG